ATAGCTGAGTTAGATTGTATAAGTTTTATATCTTCTCTTAGTCTAGTCCAGTTACAATAGTTATCATCTATGTGTGGATCTCCCATCCATAGTATACCTATAGGCCCATCAATATTTACTTTAATATCAATCCAATCTTGAGCGTCTTTTGCTTTAGCTCTTCTTTCGTATCTATCTGTTACAGTCTGTACTAATTCTTCTATGTCCATCTCTTCATTAGGAAGATCTGGTATTTCAAAATCAGGTTGTAAGTTTTTAGCCTTATGTAATCTTTGCATATAGGTTGCGTATTTTAATCCTAAAGATTCAGCAGCTTCGTATCTGTTGTTGAAACTTTCATCAGCAGTAAGAACTTCTAACAATTCTTCTTCTGGTACAGGTGGCATAGGCATTAGTTTTTACCACACTTACATTTGTTTAATCGTCTCATCTCTTGTATTGAATCTATACACCCTACAATGAAATGCATATACGCATCAATAGTCATAGGTTTCCAAACAGTTTTATTATTAACACATATCCTTAACTTGTCTGCATAGGGTATAACATAAACTTGTTGTTCACCTTCTGTTACATCTTCTAAAAAAGTTTCTTGCTTAATCATATTAGCTCCTATTGTTTTTCTAGCTCTGTTTTAATTGTAGCTACTTCATCTTTTAACATATCAATCATCATGTCTTGACGTGCATCATCTGGTAAAGAACCCATCTCTCCTCTAGGCCATTTAATTCTAAACTCAGAGTTAAGAATAATATCTTTGTCTTGTAGTTCTAACTCATGCTCTAAAAAATTTAATCGTTCTGTTACACCAAAGTAACCATAAACAAGTATCATTGCACCACCAACTAAACTTACTAAGTTTCTTAATGGTATAGATATTACACTTGAGTCTGATACCTTCACGATTTTCTCCTCATCATAGCACGTTGACCAAACCAGAAAGAAATTATACTAGCCATAATACCGGCATCGTATTCTGTGTAGATCAAATCAATACTCTTGTGTAACTCTATACCATTTTGGTATGATTGCACAATAGCAACAGTCTTTGCACCTAAGTAACAAAATAAAAATAAATATGTAATGACTGGTCTACAGGTACTAGCAAAAGTTGTAACCCATTTAGCAGAGTGAGTAGCTAGTGTTGAATCATGCTTGTATAATCCTTCAGCTTCTTTTCCATCAGCTTCAGCATGAGCAACAGACACTTTATATTTAGCTTGAGCTTCTAATAATGCCAGTTGTTGTTTGTGTTCTTGTTTCTTTTCAAAAAATCCTAGCACACTTGGCAGGGTACTGGATGTAAAGCCCAAAACTGAGCCGAGTAATGCGATCATCAGAAAAAATTCTCCTATAAATAAGCACCAGTACAGTTAAAATTTTGTTTGAATAGTAGAAGATACAGAATTAAAACATTAACTGTATGAGCTTCTGTGTTTGTTTAAATACTACTAATCTATTTTGTCTGTAGTTTCTATCTTAATTGATATGTTTTTCCCTGTTGGTACATTTGTGCTCACATTTATGTGTGATGATGCACAACCAACAAAGGCAAACGTACAAATAAATACTACTGCTAATGATTTTTTCATTAGTTACCTCCAAAATATGTGGATAAAAAATTTGTTAGACCAGCTGATAGACCGCCAGCTGCAAAAATTATTCCAAAGAGTAGTCCTCTACCTCTTGCAACCTGTGCTTCCATTACTAAAAGTCTGTCATTAAGATCTTCCACCTGGTCAGACAATCTATTTACTGCTTCAAGAAGTTTGCCCTGTTCTAATGGAGTAAGACCAGACATTTATTATTCTTCTTCTTCTAGTCTGGGATCTACCCAACCAACAACAGCTGTCCATGTGCTATCAGCATATGTATATTTCCAACCAAAATAATCTTCTGGAGTTTCAACACCAGTATGTAAAGTTGCGTTACCACTATTTACATCAGAGATTATTAAAGTAGGATTACCATCGCTGTCACTAACAGTTGTCTGGTCAGATGCTATATCAATAACATCTGAATCTTCAAACAAATAAATTGAAGTATTCAATCTATCAGCTTGGCCCTCAGTGTTAGTATTCCATGTTATAGTCTGCGCCATGATTATCTCCTTATGACTTGATTAATAAACTTGCACTTGATAAAGCAGTGCCACCTACTACTGAGATAGTGTCTGCTGTAGTTTGTAAAGCACCTGTTGAGTTATTTACAAAATATTGTGTGCCTGTTGTTAAAGATGATTGATTGCTGTCAACTTGTGAAACAATTTTAACTTTAACATCTTCATTATCAGTTACAGTCTGTTGAGCAAAACCAATAAAATTGCCTGCATTTATATTTGTAGCAAAATTATTAAATGCAGGAGCATAAGTTAAGCCTATCACTTGAGGTGAATTGTTTGTGTAACCAACTATTGCATTATGACTAGTAACTCCAGTGTTTGCAATATACATAGAATACCAATCAACACTAGAATTAACTGTAACAGGTGTTTCCCAAGTAAGAGTACCTGAAGAATTATTTCCAACAACAATTTTTAAATCGTTATTTGAATTATTTTGATAACTGATAATATATTGTTTTGTCAAAGGAATATAAGCTGTAAATTGATTACCATGAATACTTGTTCCTGTATCAGCTACAACAGTTGAACCTGCGGTTATTGTCGTTCCAGAATAAGATAATACAGCAGTTTTTAAATCAATATTAGAACCATTAAACCATACAGCTATTGTTCCTTTTCCATCTGCTTCACCTTCTACAACATTACATTCACCACTACCTGAATTTGTACTATCTAAAACTACAGGAGTTCCAAAAGTAGGAGCAGAGCTGGTAGAAGTAAAAGCAATAACTGTTGGATAATTATTATTGTTGTAATCTATATAAGCAATAGTTCCTCTTTCATTTGTATTATCCCAAACTACATTACCTCTTATAATTTTGCTTGAGTAACTACCAAAGACTGCTGTGGCATAAGATTGATTTAGAGATGTTCCTGCACTAGCTTGATAATATCTTGAAACAACAGAATAGGGTTTTCCTGTAATTGCATAAACAGCATCATTTACTGAATCATAAGCCATTGAATGAAAATCAGTGTAAGTACTTTGAGTACCAAAACTGCTATCATTACCATAACTTAATGTTGTACCTGAATAAGTTGTCATCATAAAAGTTGTTCTACTTAAAGAGTTTCTTTGACACATTAAACCAAAACCACCTGCACCACTATTGTAAGTAGGATAATAAACTACGCCTATTGAATCACTGTTCATTGATACTGAAGCTAAAACAAGAGGTGTTCCCCATGTTATAACACCTGTTGTACTATCTGCTGTGCCTAAAACCATACAATTATAAGCGCTTGAATTTTGATAACCAAAACAAATCGTTCCATTACCATCGCTTGTTATATCTCCATTACCTGAACCACTCATATATGGAGAAGGTAGATTAGATGTAGATGATATTAATTCAGATTGAGCCCCACCTGTAGAAACTACTTTAGAAAAATCACCATCTGTTCTAAGGATTACAGCATCACCTTTAGTAATAGAACCATTAGCCATACCAACTAATTCTGTTGGTGACTCAGATAATTCTAGGTCTGTTCCGCTTCTTGCCACTCCTACAAAATTTGACTGTGAACCATTTACTACTGTTGATGATGTTGTGTTATAATATAAAACAAAGCCTGTTGCTTTTGTATTAGAGAGCGGTGTTGCGCTAACAACAATGCCACTTTTTGTATCAGGATTGTAAAGCGAAGCATTGTGCAATACTCTTTCTGCTGTTTGATTACCTAATGTTGTAGCTGATGCTGTAAAAGATGGTGTTGTGCCACTTATTGTAACAAAACCAATCTCGCCATAATAACCAGAAGTGTTTTTCATATAAACTAAAACAGTTTTATTTTGTTCAGTATCATAATAAGGAGCAAGCCATCTCATATATTGACTGCTAATTTGTGTTGTTGTACCTGAAGTAAAAGTGTCACCTGAAGCTGTTAAAACATTTGCTCTTAACACATTGCCTGCTTGGGCTTTAAATAATATCCATTTATCATTATCAGGGTCATAAGATAATGCTTTACTACCATCTTGTTCTGTTCCTTCGTCTGTAATAGCATAATGCGTAGATGGTACTGTTATATTTGCACCTGAAATTGTAGCTTGATAAATTCTACCTTCGTCACCGTATAAATGGTCTGTCATTATTACTTGTTTGTTTGTATCAGGGTCGTATTCGTTCCATATAACTTTATTATTGCCTGTATAACCCATAGTAATCGTTGCTGAATTTCCTGTAGTTAATGTAGTACCACTATTTGTTATTAAATATGCAATAATTGAAGTTGAAGAATTTTCTGCAAAAGTATAAACAAATTTATTAGCATTAGGATTGTAAGCAATAGTACCGCCTGTAAAATGAGAAGTACCTGTATTTGGTTGTATTGCTGAACCTAAAGTAATACTATTTGTGCCTGAATAAGAACCTGCTTTTATATAATTTGTATCGTTTGAATCAAGAAAATAAGATGCAACAAAAATACCATTACCATAAGCTAATTTTTGTCCTGAATGATTAGTAGGAGAAGAACTTGCTGAATTTACCACAACAGGTGTTCCCCAAGTAATTGCATTATTTGATTCTGAACCTATTGCTATTGTTGGATAATGATTTGAGTTTGCATAAAGTACACCAATTTTGTCATTAGTTGTATCATAAGCAACACTTATGTCTCTTTCATAATTATTAACATCAGCAATTTCATAACCACTAGAAGATGAAATATCTGAATTAGTAGTTACAGTTGTCGTAGTACGTTCTTTTATGAGACCTGCATCAGTAACATACATATCCTTACCTGCGGTCATACCTGTTTGATTTTTGTTTAAAGAACCTGGGCGTGTTACCTTTACATCCTGTCCATTGCTTTTAGTTTCAGCTGCAATACCAAAGTAATTGTCTGATGTAAGGTTACTAACAGGAGTAGTTTGTTGTGAACTTTCTAAATAAACAATGTTATCAATTTTTCCTGTTTTTAATCCTGAACCAAAGACAGCTTGTGTTTTACTAACATTGGTAGTAACACCTGCATATCTATAATCATAAGCACCACCTCCACCTGTAGCATCATCATTAAATGATGCAGGAGTACCATTAGTAACACTTGTACCTGATACAGTAATAACACCATACACACCTTTATCTGCAAGAGATGGGCTAGAGCTTTGCGTTGATCTAGCAAAGATAATTTTACCATTAGCTATTGGTTCTTGACCAGATTGGTCGTCACCACCACCTGCTGTTCCACTATAACAAATAATATTTGATATTTGTGATGGTGAACCCCATGTCATAGTAGTATTACTTAATGTTCCTGCATGAGAAAATATATTAAAAGAACTATTTAAATACGTTAAAACAATTTCACCTGTATTGGCGACAGCTATACAAGCATTACCTCCATTATTTGAATAAGTTGAATTTGCTGCTTGATTTGAAAGTTCCTGTGTTGAACCAAAACTTATACTGTTTCCTGATACCGTTCCAACAGTTGTATAATATTTATAATTATTATTATCAGCATAAAGATAAATTACTCTGTTTTCTGTTGATGAATAAGCCACTTTAACAGAACCATCATTTATATAAGAACCATAAATAGGAACACTTATTCGGCTTCCTGCTGTTAAAGTAGTACCACTTAAATTAACAACAATAGTAATTGCATTAGATGAAGCATGACAATAAGACACAACTATCTTTTGTGCAGTTGTATCGTAAGCAAGATTTTGATTTGAAGTGCCATGCTGATAAGTGCCTGAAGAATCTAAAACAGTTGGTGTTCCTAATGTAACTGTTGCACTACTGCCTGAACCATTAAATGTAGCAACTACGCCTGTTAAATAATTACTATTATTCATTGATATGATTACATACTTATCTTGATTTGGTTCGTATATTATACCTGCTGGTCTAAGATAATTAAAATCTACACTAGCTGTTGTACCTTTAGTAATAGTTGTAAAATCACTTGATGATATTGTATTTGGTGTTACATAAATATTAGTATCTGAAGTATCTATTCTATAAATATTTACAAATTCATTTTCTTTTCCATAAGCCTCTTCGTGATATTCAGCATCAGATAAAGTAGTTGAATTTTCTGTACCTAAACCTGCCGAAATAGTTGTTGAAGTTTCAGCAACTTGTGTAACTGTATTATCAGCGTTTAAGATTAATGGCTTGCCTGCGGTGATACTACCACTTGCTGTGTAGTTTCTATCATGTCCTCCGCCACCAGATTCTATTCCTGTTAACGCTGAACCATCTATAGCTGGCAACGCACCAGTTAGCTGAGCAGAACCAATAGTTTTGTTTGTTAATGTTTGTGTTGCAGTTGTACCTACTAATTCCTGATCCCCTCCAGCTGGTAAGGTTAATTCATTACTTACATTTGCTGAATGTGGTTGAGGTTGTATTGTTTGTGCATGAGCATTAGAGCTTTCACAATATAAATTAATTTTAGCAATAGATCCTGTGCCTGTTCTAACATCTACTAAGCCATCTGATATTGTAACACCACCAGAAGATCCATTACCATCAAGGTTAACTTTGCCAGAACCATTAGGTAAAAGATTAATATTACCATTTGATAAAGACACAATGCTTTGACCGTTAACATCTAAACTACCACCTAGCTGTGGTGTAGTATCATTTAAAACACTTGCTAATCCAGAACCTTGAGGTCCAGTTGCTCCAGTTTCACCTTGTATACCTTGTATACCTTGTATTCCTTGAGGTCCAGTACTGCCTGTTTGCCCTGTATTACCAGTATTTCCTTGTGGGCCTGTGCTACCAGTTGTTCCTTGAGGTCCTGTATCACCTTGTAGACCAGTAGGTCCTATGCTACCAGTTGCACCAGTATCACCTTTTAAATTTTGAGATGTAAAAGTATGTGTACTATTATCAGAAAAAGTAAAGTTAAGCGTAATTGTATTGTTAGCATTATTGACAGCAGAAAAATTTGTTACAGTTAATCCAGATGTACCAGCTGGTCCTGTTGGTCCTGTTGGTCCAGCTGGACCTTGAGCGCCGGCACTACCTGTTGATCCAGCTACGCCAGCACTTCCAGTAGCTCCAGTTGGACCAGATAAATCAGGAGTTGTAATACTATATGTAGCACCGCCAACAGCAGTAAAAATAATATCTAATGTACCATCACCATTATCTGTTTTACTAACACCAGTAAATCCAGTAGTTACACCACTACCATCTAGGTCAGCAGTTCCAATAGAACCATCTGTTACCATTCTACCGTGTACTGTAGTAATAGCCATTAGTCATCTCCTTTAGGGTGTAGGTCTTTTATTTGTTTTATAGTTTTTTTCCATTTATCTATGTCGTGATATATCATATCTAATTGTTCTGCTATTTGTGGGTACTTTAATATTCTTTCTTCTTGATAGTTTAAGTTTCTTCTTCTAACTCTTTGTTCTAATATACCTTTGTCGTTTCTAGCAATATATATTTCATATCCACTACTAACAGTACCTACAAATGGAATTATTAATTCATAACTATTATCATGTTTAACCTTGCCCATTTGTAATCCATACTCATTATCACCTAGTACTTGCACATAATAACCATCACCAGGTTTATCTAAGTTAGATTGTTGTTTTTCTTTTTGTATTTGTGCTTGTTCTTTTTGTATTTTAAATTGCTCTTCAGCTTTAAGCATATCTTCTTTTATTCTATTGTTTCTTTCTTCTATTTGTTGTGCTGTAAATTTTGGCATTATCTTAATCCCCACCCTATAATATTAGCTTTAGTTAAATTTGCAGCTACAGCTTGACCAAAACCAGCACCTCCATATTTTACATATAATCTAAAAAGTATCGGACTTACTGTTTTGCCAGATGCACTAATTTGATATGGCAATCCTCCACTTAAATGAAAGTTAGAAACATAATAATCTTCTCCTGTTTCAAGAATAAGATATTCTGTACCTGCTCCGTTACCTAAAATATCTGTGCAAGTTGCGGCAGTAAGTTTAACAGTCATTCCATTAGCGGTGTTATCAAAATATATATTTGAAATAGCTAAAGGAGCATGACCTTCTTCAGTTGATCCTGTGTTATCTGGCGCAGGAACAACACAAGATAACTTTAATTGATAGCTATTGCTTGTAGTTGATGAGCTTGTTGTTTCAACAACATTTACTTTATTAACATCACCTCTAATTTTGTTAGCTTGCAAAGAATCAATAACAGCATCGCGAATATTAGTAACACCATTTACAACTTCAAATGGTTTTTGTGTAGAACCAACATTAAGACGATCTGCTATCCAAAATGTATCAGCGTTTATAACAAATTGTGAAGAAGATCCACCTACTTCATTAGATGTAGAATTAAGACCAAACCCAGCTATATAACCATTATGAGATGAAATTTTTATTCCATACTTTCCGTTTAAACCATTAACTGATTCTACTGTTGATGTAATAGTAGTTGTGTTGTTTCCAACAGTAGTTGATAAAGATGATACTTGAGCAGCCGCAGTAGCAGCATTACTTTCTGCTGTTGCTGCAGTTGTTGTTACAGCGTTTAACTGTGAAATAGTTGCTAAAACGCTAGTACCAGTACCGCTAGTAACAATAGATTCTAAGCTATTTAATTGTGTAGCATGAGATGATACAGTACCGTTTAGTGTATTAACAGTAGCGTTTAATGAATTGTGTTGATTTAATGTAGCTAATCTTGCAGTTGATCCATCTGCTTCAAACACTTGTGATTCAAGATTAGTAATTCTATTAAGGTCTAATGTTATACTGCCAGAGCCTTGTACTTGTAATACTTCTAAAGCAGATACTCTTTGACCTAATGATGTAGATGCAGAACCATTGACTGTATTATCTAAACCAGATGTTAATGTTTCTAATGCTGTAATTTTTGTGCCTTGGTCTGTAATTACATTAACACCACTTTGTGTAATAATGTTTTCTAAAACTAATGTTCTTCCTTCAACACTTGTTATATTTGCTATTTGATTTTGTAAAGAAGTTGATAGTTGTGATGTATCAATTCTTAATGTAGCCGCTGCAAGGTCTGCCATAAGTTTATCAATATCAATATTGGCCTGTGTAACTTCTGATCCAGTAGCTACATTAATAATAGTTCCGCTACCAGAAGAAACAGTAGAGCTAAAATCTCTAATTTCTACAGAAGATCCAACAGGGGGAGCTGTTGAAAATGTAATAACATTATCGTTTAATGTGTAATTGTTTACGTTTTGCAGTATACCATCAATAATAACTAATATAGCAAGTACAGAGCTTGGTCTGGCAGTAAGTGTTATTGTTGTTAAGCCTGTACTTGTGTAAGTTGTTGATAAAGGTTGCACTCTACCAAATACTAAATCCCAATTACTTCCTGTCCATATACGAGTTTCTGTTTGAGTAGTGTTGTAATATATATCACCTACTTGTAATGAAGAACCATCAGGTCTGTTTGTTAAGTCAGACGCAAAAGCTCCAAGGTACTCAGTAATAGCAGATGTTTGAGTGGTGACATTACCAGATGCGTCAAAAGCCAAGAGCTTTCCAGCTCTCGAGGAAGCTGTCGGTAGAGTACCAGTACCGCCTTCTTGTATAGGTGCTTTAATCGATTGGTCAATTCTTAACTCTAAGTCCTGTAGGTTTCTGGTAATTCTTGACAGCTCACTATTCAATGTTTCGATGTCAAAGAATCCACCGGTGTTATAGTCTGTTGTCCTAGATATAGCACCGTTTCTAATTATATCAATAGTCACACTTTTTTGTGAGGAAGCAAACTCTACAGTTGTACTGTTAGCAGTACCTACATTATTTAAAGTAAACGCTGTTCCTGTTTGCCCAGAAAGACTAGCAACATAAGTAGCTTGGACATCATTAACATATACATTAATATCTGTTGCTACTTCGGTAGCAAAAGGTACTGAAAATACTGTTTGTCCACTACTTGGTGCTGTATACTCTATCCTTGGAGTTGTATCTGATACACTTATAGCCATAATGTCTTACTTTCCTTATTGTTAGTTAATACGCAACGCACTTAATTAGAGAAAATTGATCTATTCCTTCTTTTTCTTTGCAATCTTTTCTTTTTAGAATTGTCATCTACATTATTTCCACCTATAGCAGTTATTCCAGCGTCTAAAAGATCTGTACTACCAGGTAAATTAAAAGGTAAATCTAATAAAAATAAATTATTAAAAGGAAGTATTCTGTAAAGCATCTTAATTCTTTCTCTATCAGATAATGATCCACCACCTAAAGTTTGTCCTGTTATTGCTTGTAAAATATTTAAAGGAACAACAAAAGGAGTTCCAGCTAAAGATCCTAATGCATCTTCATCGCTATCATATGTATATTTTTCATCCATATTAAAAGCTGGTCTTATTCCAATACCACCTTTTGGTCCTAATCCTTGATTTCCTAAAGCTTCTGTTAAAGTTTCCATAGTGTTATTAAAATCAACAAGCCAATTAGACATACCAGAATATTCCATAGCTGTTAAAAATTGTTCTCCAAAATCTTTATTTAAAAATGATTGTGGATTTTTTGCATATTGTGAAAAATAAGCTAAAGTAATTAAAGCTAAAGCTCCTTGCATTGGGTATCTTGCTCTTCCTTGAATTGATGGTAAGGTAATTTTTGATGCAGCAGATATACCAAAAGTTCTAAACTGGAAAAATAAAGAAAGTAATGGCTTGTATTTTCTTGATATTGTTGTGTATCTATCTTTAAAATTATCTATTTCTTTAAATTGATTTTGTAAATCATTTGCTATTTTTTGAACATTTGGATTTTTATGATCTACTAATTCTTTTAAAAATTTATAATATTTATCTGGTGATCCATGATTGTCTAATTCTATTCCTAATTTTCTTAATTTACCTAAATTTGTTTGAACATTTGATGTTAAGATATTAATATTTTCTTGAGCTTTCTTTTTTTCTTTTGCAAATTTTTTACTATGAGGTACTCCTTTCCACATACCATCAAGCCATCCCGGTCTTGTTGCAATGCTTGGAGTCATAACAGACATATTAACATCAGTATGAACAGCTGTACCAAATCTTTCTGCTATGCCTGTATTTGTCCAACCATCAGTATCAGCAACGTATTTGTAATCATCTTCTGTCATCTTTGCTGATGTTTCTACCCAACCAATTTCTTTATGTTCTTCTAAAACTTTATTAGATTTAAACTCTACTCTTTTCCATTTTACACCACCTGTATTATTTCCAATATTAAGTATATCGTTATCTTTTAAACCTTGAGATCTTAATCTTACCCAATCGTTAGCAACATCATTAGTAATTTTGTTTCCATTTTTTTTATATAAACCAGCAAGTCTAACAGAATCTTTTATAATTGTGTCTACAGATAAAACAGTAGCAAGTTCTTTATTCATAGTTGTCCAATAATTAAGCATATTAAACTTAAACATTCTGTTAGCATTATCTTCTAAAAAACTTTCAAACCTAGTATTTTGACCAGGAATTACACCATCAAACTCCATCATTCTTGCGTTTGCACTATGCATTACTGTATCAAAAGCAGATCCAAATAATTTTGCATCTCTTTTTCCTGATTGAAATACTTGCCCTATTGCTGGATTGTTTTGAGGACCTAACATTCTTTGAAACATTGTTCCAAAACTATTTTTCATATTATAATGTAATGCTAAAGTTCCTAAATCAGCAGTAGAGTTAACAGTAAACTTACCAGCAAGAGCTAAAACTCCCATGTTTTTTAAAACTCTTGCAGACCTTGCACTATATGAATGTATTTGTTCTCCAGAAACAAATGTTCCTAACACTCTATCTCTTAAAGTTTCTACTGAATCTAATACTTGATATTCTTGAATATCTAATTCATCTGTTAATTTTTTTCTTTCAGCTACAGATAAACTTTTGTTATCGTTTATACCTTTTCTCATATTGCCAAATTTTTCTTTAATGCCATCTAATTTATTTGTAAGCCGTCTGTCTCCATCTCCTAATTTTGCCATTTCAATATGAGTATCCATTCTTTTTATGTAGTTTCTTATTACTATTTCGGTATCAAGTTCTATATATTTTAAAAACCAATCGTCTTTAATGTCTAATTTTCTTGACATTAAATTTGTCATACTTTTTCCAGTCATGCTAGTTCCTTCAAAGTGACCTTCTTCTCTTATCATTCTATTAACAGTTTCAGTTGCTCTTTTTTTTGCACCAGACGGCATTTCTCTTTGAAACTCATTTGTTAATAATCTTATTACTTCTTCTTTATTTCTTCTTATTTTTGAAACGTTCCAAAATAATGGAAAATAATTTTTTGATGTCTTAGTTGATCCAAAAGGTCTTAACTTTAATTCATCAAGTTCACTTTTTAATGTAGCTATTTCTTCTTTAGTATCTTTTATTCTTGTTTTAATATCTTTGTTTGTATATTTGTTAAGCTTTACTTCTTCAAGTCTTTCTAATCTTTTAGTTAATCTATCAATGCTTCTTTTTATATTTTGTTCGCCATAACTTAATCCAGCTTCATCAATAGCTTTACCAAATTTTTCATAAATTTTTGTTATTTCTTTTGCTGCTTCTTTAACTGCTGGGTGACTTTTTTTGTTTGGTCTTAATATTTCTGTAGCTACTAATCTTTGAAATTTCTTTTTGCTTATTTTTTGTTTTGTACCTAAAAAACCTTTTGTTTTTCTAGCTCTCCAATCTGACATATCAGCTGCACTTACTTTTCTATTTAACCCTTGAAATGTTTGTGAGACATCTGGAGATCCTTCAACACGACCTGGCAAATTAATTATTTTTGCCCAACCGTTATCTATTGCAGCTCTTGCATCATACATACTAGAATACCAGTTGCGTTTATACAATGTGTCAACACTTGCTGGAGTTGATCTTGTTAGATTAGAAGCCATCATTGTTGACATATCTGATGCTATTTCATCAGCTATATCTAATACAAAATTAATATCATTGTTACTTACAGATGACATAAAAGATTTATTATTACTCCAAAGTAAACCAATATCTTTTATAAGATCGTATTCACTTTGATCTAACCCATATGGTTTTGTTAAAACTTTTCTTGTAGCTTGATAACCAGATCCACCTAATGGAACAGATAATGGTTCTTCTGTTGGTTTTGGTTCTCTTATAGGAATACCATTTTTGTTTTTAATAATAATATTGTTGTCATCTAAATCTTTTGCTCTAAATTTTAAAGAAAGATAATCATTATTATCAAAAGGTTTTTGCCATTTAGTATCTTCAACTATTTCTTTTACAGCTTTATCGTCTAATACACCTTTAAAAATTCTACCTAATGCTGGGCCAACAGCACTCATTAAAACACCAGCTGTAGGTATTGTATATAAAGCTTCTTTTGGATCTATAATAGGATTAGCACTTACTCTAGCAAATTCATAAGGTGCTATTGTTGCCATGCCTGTTGCACCATATTTATACCAAGTGCTTTTTAATGGTTGATACGCCCATTTTCTAGCACCAATAGGAGTAAGCATTAAAGGATCTGAAACTGTATAAGCCAACATATCCATCATTAAATGATAGCCAAAATTTGCATGACTTAGATTTTGTTTTGATTGTAAATTACTTCTTATGTTATCTCCACGAACCTTTAACTGATCTACACTATTAGCTCTACTTAAATTTTCTATAAAACTATCATTGTTTACTAGGTCAGGATAAAGTTCAGAAACAGATTCTCCAAAATTAAAATCAGGATCAGTATTTCCTAAAGCTTTAAATTCTGTAAATTGTTCATCCCAAAAATGATTTTCAAAAACATCTGACAAATTTTCAAAAAAATTAGATTCATCATATTCTCTAGCACTATAAACAGAATTATCATTTCTATCAGCGTTAGTATATATTATGTTTCTTTCTTTACTGTTATCAATTATTGCCATTAAAAGTTTCCAAATCCTGCAGGATTAATAGCACTTCCTAGTACATTTATTTCGCTTGAGTCATTTCTTTTTTTTCTTTCATTAAGTTCATCAATAGTTAAATTTGAAGTATTTTGTTTTGGAAGTCTTGCTTCACTTACAATTATTAAACCATCGCTATCTTTAATTGGCATACTCATTCCACCACTATTTTGAGAATAAGTGTAAACAAATTCATAAATAACTTCTCCAGTACTACTATCAATTCCTTCTGCAAATGTTTCTATAAATATATTTTTACCTAATTCAAAATCTTCTTTTCTTAGTGTTGCTGATCTATCATTATCATCTGTGTAAACTATATTATTTAAAACTCTATTATCTAATTGTAATTTTAAATCTTTTATATCTTCTTCAAAATTTAAAGTATTCATGTATGTAGCTTCTTGTTTAGTAATAAATCCTCCAGATGCAACACTAGCAAAAACAAAATTGTTTTCTATATCGTTTACAACTTTATCTATTATTTCACTAGGTGAGTCTGCATGAATATTATTTTTTAATCTGTATTCTACTTGTTCTTTTATGTAGCCATTTAATTTTGAGTTAGTTCTAATAAGATTTCTAAATTCTTCACTATTTAAATCTGTTCTTAATTTTTCAAAATTAGGACCAAAAAATCTATCAGTAGTCATTTTTAAAAGTCTATTTTCATAATCATCATATATTGTTTCTACTGCACTTGATGCAATCTTTCCCATTCCTGTGTCGCCAAGTTCAGGATTAAAAACATTAATACGATAATCGCCCATTTTTATTTCAGAAAAAACATTTGCCAAGTCATTGCCAACACCAGCTGTATCAACAAAGGATGATTGATTCCATTTGTAAAAAATATCTTGTAATTTTTTTATATCGGCTGGTATTTTTCCATCATTGCCAACAGATGCAAAATTCCATTCTACACCTTGTTGCCTTGAAAATTTCATTGAGCTTTGAAGTAATCCCATTGTTGCGTTAAAATCTTCTGCAGTACCACTTAAAGCTTTTTCAATTATAAAACTAGCTATAGATTCAGTAACAATACCCATAGTAGAAAAATCACCAACTTTTGTTGATGTTATTATATTTGTTATTTCCATCATAACTTGCTCAGTAGGAAGATTTGATTCAGCAATTAAAACTTGTAATTTTTCTAAATGTTCTTTTGTTCTTGCATCTACAACACTATAACTCAAAGCATTTCTATTTGCATTTTCGCCACTAGTCATAATTTCATTTTGTTTATTTTTTAAGTAGTTACCTTGAGCAACACTTACATTATTTTTAATATCAGCTATTAAAGATTCTTCAACATTTTCTGGTAGAAATTCTGTAAATTCTTTATATGTAATATCTTGACCGTTTAAATTTATGCTTCCTTCTCTTTCTTCTAACAAATTAATAATTATATTATAAGCTTCTTCTGGTTTTTCTGATCTAGTAGCATAGCTAACAATAAGATCAGATACTTGTGAACCATATTCTCTATCTAAAGTTGTTATATCAAGAGTTCCATGAGTTTCTGGCCTATAGATTCCATTGCCTTTTACTGTATCAATATAAGCTTGTTTTAAATTTTTAAAATTGCTTGTAACTGATGCTCCTTCATCTAATTTTCCTTTAAAATAATCAGGTAGCTGTATTTTAAAATTGTTTTTATTTTCATTCATTTGTATTTTTTCTTGATTTTCATTGTATTTTTTTAGAGATGCTATTCTTTTATTATTTAATGTTTGATCAAGATCTCTTGCTGCTTTAGTTAGAAGCCAATCATCATATTGTTCATCATTTAAACCTAAAGCTTCTTTTAATTCTTTATTAGAGTATAAAAGACCAAAGTCTAAACCTTCTGTTTCCAAAGCTGTAAAAAATAATCCTGGATCTTTATTTAAAGTTTCTTCTTGATTCATTATTTTTGATACAGCATTATTAGTAATGTTAGCTATTGCTGTATTTTGAAGAGCATTAGTTTTTCTTGCAGCAAAAACTTCTTTTTGTGCTTCAAAATCACTAATAGATCTTTTAAGCATATCTTCATTACCAGATTCTCGTGCATATGTTATTTGATTATTCCAATTTTCTATTTGTTTTGTTATCCCATCTGCAGTATTAACTTGGCTTAATATAGTATTTCTACTTTTAAATCTTTTGTATTCTGGATCAGATTCAAAACTGTTTTGAGTAGCAATACTTTGCCTAACTTTTTGTTGTAAACTTTTACCAGCATTTGATACAGCAGAACCAAAATAACTTGCAGAAGCAGTCGAGCCTATATCACTTGTTCCAACACTAATGTTACCTATTGAACTTGTTAAACTTGTTACTTTTTTTAAAGCCATTTATTTATCCTAGGGTAGTGTCTTATAGTCAATGCCACCACCAACTAAAGCTGTTCCAATTTCTAATAGTGATCCTTTTCTAGCCATGCTACCAGCTTGATACTGTGACTTGATAGATCTTATTTTTGAGTCTCTATTTAATAATGTATTAGTTTTTAATCTTTTAACATCAATAGCTGTTGTTCTTGATTGATCTTCTATAAATGCCATAGCAGATTCACCACCAGATGTACTTGCTAAGTTTAAAGCTGTGTTTTCATTTAGTGCTTGAATTGTTGCATTTTCAGTAGCTAATGCGTTTATTAAATCTATTTCGTTAGCTATTTTTAATTCTTGCGCTTTAGCTTTATGAGATTGTTGTGCTGCTTTACCAGATGTATAAGCTCCTAAAGCTTGTAACCCTGTGCTTGATCCAATTAATACTGCTGTTAATATATCTATTGCCATTATATAGTTACCTCACTACTAAGCTGTAACACACCACAAGAGTTTGGTAGCGTTTGTTTAATAACTATTGTTGGATCTTTAGAATAACCTAATACTCTAAAGTCTTGCCTACCAGTAACTCTTTTAGGATCTTGTTGTATTAACCCTGTTGCTGTTGTTCTGTTAAATAACTCTTTACCATTTACTGACATTGATAACGATCCTTCTGTTTCTACGTTTACTCTGGCTATTCTTCTTCTACCTCCAGTCAACGAACCTCCTGTGTAAGCATAGTCTACTGGCATAGTTTCTATGTTCAAGAAATATGAATACCCTATATATGCTCTATCAAAAACTTCACTTGTTTCATACTTTAAATTTAATGCAACTGGATCTAAAGTTCCTGTTGCTGATACAGTTTGAGTACCTCTGTAACTACCATCATCTTTTATAACATGAACAGTTCTGTTATGCCAATGACTAGGAATACCAGATATGGTTTGATTACTTGCAACAGTAACAGCAACAGCATCATCTAAGTAATTTTCTTTTGTTATATCTGGCTCATCAAAGTTAGTAAATTTTTCTATTTGTGTTCCTAAACCTTCTCTTTGTGTAACCCAAAACAAATGTTCGTTTACAGATGATATTGATTTCACTCCTTTTAAATAACCGTTTTGTCCAGGAGTTTGATCTGTATTATCCCATAGTACCCATGAAGCTATGCTTTCACTTATAACAGTATGAAATACTCCAACAGTTCCGTCTGCGTTAACATAGTAAATAAACTCCTCTGGTCTTGTGTTAGAGCCATTAAAAGAGCTAGAGTCAATAGGGTTGTTAATAAGGTGACTAGAACGTATTGAAATGTCTGCTGGTACAAACGCATTTTGACCTGACGTTTCAACAGCTCGTATAGTCCTACCATTTCTTTGGACAAAAAAAGTATTACCATTACACATATAAGGAGATACTCTGGTTGATCCATAACTTGTTATCCTTTCTATTTGTATATTAGTTGGTGTTAATGGTGTACCAGCTTCTTGTAACACAACAAACTCACCACCGCTTGTAAAGATAGATAAACCTTTGTTAGATACAATATGGTTTATTTCATTAAGTTGGTCAGACGCTAATATAGTTTGTATTGAGTCATTTGATGCTCCAGTACCTACGTCAAAATTAAAGTAGTCACCAGATTGTGACGCAAATAAGGCATCAGGTTGACTGGTTGTACCACCAAACCATAATCTATTTTGATGAAACGTAATTGCTCTTGGAAATTTATTCCTAGTTCCAAAGGCTTGTTCTTTCCATGACCTAGAAGGAGGTAAGTCTGCACCAGTTATCTTAATACTAGCACCACCAAAGTCTCTTGATCCATTGCCGTTAGGGTTTGTATTAGCAGAAGTTCCTGTATACCCAGCTACTTCATTATCAGTATTGTATGTGGCCCATCCTGATATAGCTCCACTACCAACAGCAAATCCTCCAGCTGCGGTATAAGATCCTGTAAAGAAAAATCCAAATGGACTAACAGTTTGGTTTGTAGTTGTTGTAGATTGAATCATAAACGCATCGTCATTAACAATACGACCTATTTGAAATGTACCATTTAATCCAGATCTGTTAATAAGACCGGGTTCTCCAGCAAATCCTTCTAAAGATATTTTATCTCCAGCTGCAAACCCATGATTAACTAATGTTATTTCTACTGTATTTGTACCAGATATAGAGCGGAAAGGATTAAGACCTAATTCAATTTCTAGTCTGTCTTTAACAGTTCCACTTATAACAGTTCCGTTAGAAGTATTATCATATGTTCCTAGTAATATTTCTTTTCCATGCCACTGTATTGACTCACCTTCCCATTCTGTTGTAAAAATAGATTCACTGGCAGTTAGTGTAATTGATCCAATATTGGAGCTAGGTAATATTGTTACGTCACTATCTGCCAGCTTTGTGTAAGGTTGATATGTTTCCTCATTGTTAGAAGAAACTTTGAATGTTAAAGCTTTAGCTGTAAAACTTGTAGCACTTGCTCTTTGTATTATAATAGGAGTAAATGTATTGTGACATATAATAAAAGTGTCTCCTTGCTGTGCAAAAGTAAACTCTCTTATATTAGAAGATGTTATAGGAAGTGTTGGTGTTGATGATCCTAGTGTATATGTAGTAACAGAAGATCCTACTTTTGTTGTAGCTCCAGTAGTGTTGTTTATTTCATATACAGTTAGCTTACCTACTTCAAAACAAAACAAGTATTCTTGTGTTTCAGAAAATATAAAAGACTCTAACCTTACCTCATCAACGTTTGAGGCTGATAGAGAGTCAACGAATAGTGTTCCTGGTCTGCGGAAGGCAGAGCCTTGCGAAGTTAAAACTGCGTTTCTAAGCTTAAGACAGCCACCTTCATACGATGGATCGTCAATTCTTGCTTTCATTCTGGGATCTAATTCGCCAGCAGTAAAATTAGTTTGAACAAATTTTATTTTTTTAGCCATTAGAATTTCCTAGATAGTGTGCGTGTGTTACCTCTGAAAGTAGAAAATCTGTTAAGGTTAAGTCTTTCTGTTGTTGTTTGTTGTGAGTCTATATTTCTAGCAATCATATATTGTTGCTGTGCTTTCTGCTCAAAGAGTAAAGACTTGTTTTCATCTTCTGCTATTGCTCCAGAAAATACAGAAGCTAAATGAAACTGTAAGCCAAGTATATAATATGGAGGAAATTCTGTTGTGTCTGGTCTATAAGTGTATTCACCTATAACAATATCGTTTGTATTTGCATTACAAAATATTTTCTTTGTAAATATATCGTAGTCTATTTGCTGTCCGTTGACAGCTATACCATGTATTATTAATGATTCTGTTGGTATTTGATATGCTGATGCATATTTGTTTTCATCTACAGGAACGTCTGTTAGTCTTGATAGTTGTGCAATATTACTAGCAAATCTCCAACGAGTTTGAGTTAAGGAGGACCTAACTATATCTTCGTATAGGTTTGTAGCTACTTGTGATTCTGTTGTTGTTCCTGAAAAAGACGAAATAGGCTCTGCGCCTATCAATACTAATGCTCTTGATGCAATGTCTATGTCGCTTGTTGAAGCTGTTGATGCCATTTATTTCAAATAAAGGGAGGGCGCAATCGCTACCCTCCCTAAATCCTTTAAGTTATGCTAACGCAGCAGTCGTTACAGTTGCATTACCAGATGTTGAAGATACAGTAAGTACGTCAACAGCGGCAGTGCCACCTGTTGCTGAAACAGTTAAAATTATATCAAACTGTTTAAGCTCATTAGTAGCGTTGTTAAAATAACCAGAGCCGGAAATAGTACCTACAGCATCCGTAGATTTGTAGTACCATATTGCTGGTGAAGAGCCACCGACTTTTTTTAATTCACTAAGTGTTAAAGCCATGTTCTATTCTCCTTAAGCTGTTTCGTCAATGGTTACTTTATATATGCCAGAAGTGTCGACAGCGACAGCTCCCATAGACATATATGAGGTAACAAGGTTACTAACTTTTTCAGGTATGTAATTAACTTCTGTTCTTACATCTGAGCCTGTTGCTACACCGATAGCAGATTTGTGGTATGCAAAGCAATCTCTGTTATTACCAGTCTTAGGTAATGCAGAGTGTAGCATCCAGTTAAATCCTAGCCATGATTTAGCAGTTACGCCAGATGGGAACGGAAGTTGACCTGGGCCAATGTAGTCCATATTTGCAAACTCATTAATCGCAAGCAAGTCAGACCAACCTTCTGGTGATACAACAAAATATCTTTGTCCATCATCAGGAATGTCAGCTTCGTTCATACCAACAAATGTTTGTAGAACTTTTGCTTTTGTTAATCCAGCAGATCCATGTGCTATGGAATTGCCAGCGCCACCTAAAGCTGTAATGATGATGTCATCAGTCTTACGACCTAGAGCTGCTGCTGCATTTGTTGCAACAACTTGTCTTTCATCAATGTTAGTTTTAAGTAGGTCGAGTGTGTCAATGTAATCAGCTGCATAAAAATCTGTTAATGATACATCTACATTAGTATGTGTGATGTCCATGCTAGATATTTCAGCGTGACGAGACTTAGTAACAGCAGTTCCTTTGCCTACTTTTTGAAAGCGTGCAGTAGAACCAGTTACATTATTGACTTGTCTTGTAGTATTCTTAAGTTTAGCACCCTGTCTTTGGTAAGCAAGATGAACTTCACTTTCGAATTGCGTTATAAACGCTTGGTCAATGGTTAATGCCATTAATCTTCTCCTAGTTTAAAGTTAAATTATACATCCTGTTATCCGTGAGTGCTGGGTACAATTATCCTAATAGGGTTGTCCATATACTTTTGGGCAGTTAAGCTCAATGAATAACATTATCTTTAGGGTTACAACGCACAAAGTATATATGGTCTGTACTATATGGTGGTTCTGTAAAGTCTAGTATGTCAAAGCCAGCAAATTTAAGAAACTTTTTAATACCTTGCCTTTTAGAATCTGCAATATTAAATAACAAATCATAGTGTGAGTTAAAAATTTCTACCCACTTTAAAGACTCTCTTAGTATTGTAAACTTATCTAGCCTTGATACATCTTTAGCCATTAACATCCATACTCTACCAGATGTTTGAAACATTTTGCCTAGTATAACAGGAGGGTTTTCTTTATGAACACCCCACATACATAACGGTACATCGTTTCTAGTAGCCATCCAACAAACATCTTGGTCTGTTTTTATGAGTGCTTGCATACAAGCTTCTTGTGGACTGCACCCAAACAACTCACATTCAACAATATCTTCTTCACATAAATTATCAGCAAGATCCATAACCATTTCAACATCTGGTTGTTGTATTTTAATTCCCATCAGCTAAACTTTGGAATCCTCTTTCTATCTCATCTATGTAACTTTGATCTCTACGTTGTGGATCATGGTATCTAGGATCTTGCATCTTAGCCCGTAAGTCAGCTATCGTTAGTTTACCAGTACCCTTATCTATTTTATCAGCACCAGATATAGATGTCTTATTCATATTCATTACTTTCTCTAAGAATCTAACACCTTCTGCACTAGCACCTATATCTACAGCTATTCTTTGTTCATCTTCTGTAAGATTTTTAGTAGCCCATCCAGTCACACTATCTATTCTTGCTTGTGCGTTTTCACCTAGTTTAGCTATTTCTGCACTTAGGTCTACTTCCTCAACTCCAGAATCAGCAAACTGTTTAATGCCTTCGTGAAATTGCTCGTCACTAAAACCAGATTCAAAACTTGTTTTCTTCCACCAGTCTAGTAAAGGATTGCTTAGTATTTCTTCTTGAGTAAAGCCTTTAATCTCCGGTACTGTATATGAATCTTCATCTGCTGGTCTGTCTTTCATTTGCTCTGCTTTAAGCTCACCAACTAATTCTTCTTTCCAGTCATCTTTACTTTTACCAATCTTAGATTCTAATTCTTTATAAGACTTAGCTAAGTCTTCTATCTTTACTACACCATTATCTATAAACTTTTCTGGTATACCTTCAGGTAAAGGCGGAGTCTGAGTTTCGTTTGGTGCAAGTGTGGGAGGATGATCCCCAGACTCCTCTGCAACAGGGGTTGCATTTACATCTACGAGTGATTCTTCTGACATTATTTCTCTCCTTGTTTAAGAGTTTCATATTGTCTAATTCTTGTTTCTAATATAGCAACAACAAACCTTGCTCCTTCGTTATGGAACAAGTGATTTGCCTGTATATCAGGACCAGATACTCTTTCTGTTGTAATAGATTTAAGATACTTTAAAGTTTCTATTCCAGCTTGTGTATTAAATGTGGTAACGATTAAATCGTTAAGATGTTTTTCTTCTTCTGGTGTTCTCTCGTAACCGTCAGGTCCGAGGATCTTCTTCTTCGTTTGTGGCATTTGGTATAGCTCCCATTTGTTGCGCTTGTTGCATTATTTGTTGACGATCAGCATCAGTCATAAGTAAATCTTCTGGTACAGAAAACTTCTTAGCAAGGAACTTAGCAACTTCATTCCCTTTGACTAACATTGGTAACATTTGTGGACCAAATCTAGCCATAACTAATTCTAAAAAACGATCTACGGAAGCTATATCTGTTTGCATTTGTGCTTGTGCAAGCGGTGATATACTTACTACTTTAACTTCTCTTCCGTTTACTTGTGGTACTTCGATCCTACCTTGTTTCTTAAGGATGTATATAACTCTTCGTAAGATTGGAGTGACCAATTCGGCTTGTAATCTACCAAAGGCAGATCCAATTCTTCGTGATAGGTCTGCCATTCTTTCTGCAACTTCTGTTGCACTGGCTGGTGTTCTGTTTGGATCACCCAACATATCATTATATAAAGCTCTTTTAATATTATTACGCATATCTGAAAGTATAAGCTCAGATACTCTAAAATCACCAGCAGACTGTATAGGTTGAAGCCCAGCCGAACCTGGTGCTTTTGGTATAACCGTACCCGGTAGTAATTGTATTGTATCTGTATTAACAATACCATCATCTTCCAACTGATATATACCTGAGATAGCCATCTGGGCATTTTCTAAAATCATTTCTACTGTTAGGTTAGTGGTTTTAATTGCAGCCATTGCGTTCATTAAAGGCCCACGACCATATGTTTCACCAGCACATTTACCCCATCTAAAACAAATATAAGGATTAGATCCTACTCCGTCAAATGTTCTATGTACTATTTTCTTTTTATCTGATTCAGATATAACGCAGAAATGATTACGTTCATCAGGCAATACATCATAATCTCTATATACAGTTTCTATATATGCTTTTTTTCTGTCAGGATTCTCTGTCATATCCTTTAACATTTGAGGTGTTAGCTCTGCATCAGGGTATGCAATTAGAATATCTTTACAGCGTATTAGTCTTTTCCTATAAACCGTATCAATATCGTCTTTAGGTCCTGTATCCATGCATACATGAGGGAGCGGAACTGCTGTAAACGTAACTGGGTTAAGGGCATCGCCTTCTTCAATAAGTAAACAACCTGTTCCCACAGCCAAATCAAGAAAGCTTTCGTGTACTTCTTGATTAAAGTTACTGTTTTGCAGAACTTCAAATACATACTCTGTAACATCGTCAAGAGCTTTGTTAACATCTAATTTCTCCTCATTATCAACTTCTCCTCCAGCAACTAAGTCAGCCCATCTGGCAAAGTTTGGAACAATCCCAGCTTGCAGTCTTGATGCAAACTCTTGCACACCAACCACAGCTGTTTCGTCAAATATTTTATCTGTTCTATTAGCACCAGGATTTTCTGAAAAGAAACTTTCTCTTTGTGGTAGTGCATACTCATAACATTCTTCAAATGTAGATACCCATAAAGATTTATTACCTTCAGCAGTTTTGTAACGCTCAAGTATTCTCTTTACGTCATCGCCTTTATCAGCCATGCTACTTACCTAGAGGATAACCCCTACCTCCACCTGATCCTGTTAATAGAGATCGCCTACCAAAGCCAGACTGTAGTAGTTTTGCTGCTTCTGTTTGCTCACCTTTAAGTCTAGTACGTTCATCAAGCTCTGATTTTAATTGTCCAGCTCTTGCTGCTTTTGCATCTTGACTTTCTTTAGGTGGCTTTGGTACTTTTAAACACATAATTCCATCCTTACGCCATTGGTAAATGTAATTGTTTCAATAACAACGCACATTACCATTTTACTTTGTTTGCCCAGTATGCTGCTGATAGCACACCTTTTTTAATATTCTTCATATGTCTTGCTTTAAATGAACGAGATCTTGCGGTATTATCTTTGTCACCACTTACACCTTGTTGTCCAAACCTAATAGTCTTTATAGTGTCACCAGATTTAGCAACAACTACATGGGATTTTGTTTTATGACTAGGAGTTTTCTTAGGTTTGTTGTACCCACTTAACCCTAATCTTTCTAACAATGACTTACTCATTAAAACTTACTCCAAAAATTTCTTTCTTTCTTCTTTGGTTTCTTCCTATCAAAAGGATTAAAAGAAGTATTAACTTGAAACGCTTTCTGTTGCAAGTTTCCGTGTGTAATACCTCTACCTTCTCCTGATCCTAACATAAGATACTGTAAAGCGTCATGCACATGACTAAATCTATTTTTATTTGGTGACTCATGGTAGCGTTCTTGCCCTGTTACTTGCATCCTTTTGTAGTGATACCCACCTTCAAAGCCAGCTATTAGTTCCTTACATCTCTTATCTATAATGACACCAGAGTTTCCTTCTAACATTCTAGTAAGTCCTACATTTACAGACTCAAGCCTTAATGATACGTCATTACTAGGTGCTGGATAGACCTGAACGCCAGCTCCTCGCATAATCTGGAAGGGTGTACTCTCATCTGTCTGCGCTCTGAAGTCACCAGCTGGATCTCCCCACATTTGCAAGTCACATCCTTGATAATTCTGTGCAATATCCTGTCGTAGTAGCTCGGCAAACCTAACAATACCCATGTCTATACACACTATTTCTTTAAGTATGTGCCACCTCCCACGGATTTTTTGGGCAAATACGGCAGCTGGTGTCAATCCAAAGTCCATACCTACATAGACTGTTTGACCATTTGCAACTGGTATATATTCCTCCGCAACGTGGGTAGACTTGTTAAAATCAGGGTATACAGGCTTGCCATCATCCAATCTACCTAGCTTATTCATTACATATATATCAATCCAAGAACGAGTCTTACCATTTACTACATTCTTGTAGTAGTCTGGGGTTATATGTTTCTTGTTCTCGGCAAGTGAATTACTTTTATATCCTACAATTTCGTGTTGTTCGTTCTTATCTTCTAACATTCCCGGTGGTTGATTCCAAAATACCCAGTTGTCAGGCTTGACTAACATCAATGCTTCTTCTCTACTAATGTGTTCTGGTACTAAAGTATCGCCAGCCATGATGGGCCACCAATGATCCTCCTCTGGAGCGTTGGTATCACAGATAACTCCGTACCAACTCGGTCCTCCCTCCCTCATTGAGGGGTATCTACCTACTCTCATGGTACACGCATCTATAATAGACTTGGGAATCTCTCTTGCTTCGTTAACCCATATACCAGTTAGCTCTAATGACAGCAGTTTCTTTACATCTTCTGGGCGATCTAGTGCTAAAAAAATAATTTCAGCGTCTATATCCCCTTTCTTTATGTGGTGAGTAAAGGGTACAGACCATCTAAACCTACCCCAGTCATTCTCTGGAAACCAATCTATCCAAGTCTTAATGGTAGTTGTCCTTAATTGTGGGTTGGTATTCCTTATGACTGCCCATCTTGATTTGCGTACACCATCTTCATTAGGCTTTTGTAGCAAACATCTCCTGAATATCTCAATACAACAGGCAACAGACTTACCGCTACCAACAGGACCACGCAATCCTCTAAAGAAGCTATCATCCTTCATAAACTTTTTAAGAGTTGCACCATCGGGTTTGTACTTAAGTTGCATCTAAGCTCTCATAACAGGCTAGGCAAGTAAAATCATCTAACATATTGATGACGTATTTATCAGTACGCCTTAGACTTCTTTGACATTGCACGCAGTGTGCTAAGCTTTCTTCTACCCTTGGGCGGTACAGCTGTTGATTTCTTTTTACCATTACTTTTCTTCTGTGTATAAGCCAATTCTTCCTTCAAACTCCTGATCTACAAAATATTTTAAAAACCTTTGTTCAAACAAAAAGGAATGTATATCCTTATCATTCGCATATAAACCCATCCTACCATCATCAAACTCAACAATGCAAGTGATACCAACTATATTCTTACTTTTGGTACTTAAAAATTTAATAACACTAGCAGAAGTCTTAGGCCCATCAGGACTAAACTCTATATGTACTATGTTGTCTGGATCTTCTTCATCAGTCATAACGAACCTTTTTAAAAAATAATGTTAGTAAAGGTGAAGTAACATAACATCACGCTTGAGTTTTGACCCCCCCCTACGTTAAATCAATACTAATCTTTATATCACTATCAAGCCTAATATCGGCTCTATCTGGTGCTTTAAATCCAGCACGGTCTAGTAAATCCCTGGATGCTTCAAGCTGAACATACTCTGACTTAGCTCCGCCAGATAGAGACACTAACTTCTGAACAGCTTTAGCAGAGCCTAGACCAATAGCTTCTGCAGTACCTTTGAGTAAGGCTTGCTGTATGTGTGGAAGCTTAACCAATTTACTCGCCTGAACATGAGCTGAGTTCTCGCTGTATCCTGCCGTAATGCAAGCCTGTTTACCATTGCCGCCATTGGCTAAGTAGTTATCTACAAAACTCTGCTGAAGCTGTGTCAGCGATTGGTTATTTGTACTGGGTACTTTAGACATATGTTAACCTCAAATTAAGTAATGAATCGTGTTACTTAAAGAGTAGTGATAGATTATAAATATGTCAATACAGTTATCAACATATGCCTAAATATATCTGTTCATAGTCCAGATAATGACAGAAGCACTAGACTTAGCATCGCTAAGATAAGTGCTGGTATTCTAATCCAGAGGGTTAATTCTTGTTTAAATGCGATGTAAGTTACATAGCTTAGTATAGCGACTGCTAAGAAAAGAGTGCCTGTGATAAGAGCGTCTGCGATTTCATATTGTATCTGTATGTCCATAATATTCTCCTTAATATACGCAATCAAAAGATTGCTTCAAATCTAAAAGTCAACAGTCTAGGTGCGGGCAGTCACGAAGTGACAACACGGCTGATTGACTTATTAGATTGGAGTAATCTATAATTCCAGTAATATCCAGAGGAGATTATGGGCTTACATGCAATGAAATCGCAAGAGCGATTAATCATTGCGCTCGCCGGTGTAACGACAGCGCTCACTCACGATGTTCGAAGCATAACAGCATTGTTATGCACGCGCCCAAGCGCGAACGAGTCGTGCCTTTTTAAGCAGTAGCTATATTGTATACGCCCATTTATATTGGTGCTGGCACGACAAGTGGTCTCTGATGATACAGAACCCGTGGGCTATTTTTACTCTCGCACGCGAGGTAAAACATAGCATTAGTGTGTATTCACACACGAATGTTCTGTTAACATTTAAACTTTTAGCATACACAAAATCAGAGATTTTGAGATGCAGTTTAAATGTTTACTGTGATTGCAAAAGCAATTCACAGATGTTCTGTTTAAACTTTTCAAAGCAAACGAGAAACTGCACTTTGCAAAAGCAAAGCGCAGTCGCCGGGACACGGCGCTCGAAGAGTTTTGCTTTAAAAAGTTAGAACATCTACCGTGCACCTCGACCAATATTCTCATGAATAAATACCGTCTATATATACAGGGGGATTTTTATAAGTAATTTTTGACATGCGCTTAGCCTTGATTTTATTATTATGTGCCACAGAATTTTTGTCCTCCTTGCCCGATGGGCAATATTATGCCTACGGAAATGTAGCGATTTGCTCAGTTGTATCAGGCGACAAGCACATTACATAATTCTAATGCCAAGCATTTGGCATTATAATTATTATTGTTCTGCCATTGTTCGACTTAATGCAACACCAAGTCCTTTGGTGTTCCCCTATGGTGCATTAAGTCGAATCACCTGATGCAATCCACAAATCCACAATTCCGTGGATAATATAAAGGAGGCCAAAATGGCACATAATAATAAAATCGTACAGACTATCCTATCAAAAATTACTTATAAAAATCACATAGATAGAGAAGGAATTATTAATGGAGAATATAGAAATGATGATACGGGAGAGGTTACACCTCGCACGTATTACACAGGATTCTTCATGGTGAAGGAGATGATAGAAGCACATCGTAAGATGGTGCGTACAGCATCTAAAAGATATACATCTTTATCTAAAGATTTCGAAAAGGAATCTGCACCTTACCGCAAAGGCGGTAAGCTTGAGGTCGGAGTTCTTCTACCAAAGAAAGCAACAAGATACCAACATGATTTGATTACTGAGTCAAACAAACTCAAGTATCTTTCCGACCTCCAAAAAGAGCTCGATGAAGCCATCGAGTTCTTTGGTGGATTAAGAGAGGATGCACACTACGATGTTATTGCATCTGACCTTGACGAAAGACTAACAGGTAAAAGGAAAGTTAAGGTTATAACACCTCAAGTACCTACTGAAAAGTTTAGTAAGTCAGATGCAAAAGAACTTGATGAAGCTTTGGATTTAGCTAAAGAGTTCTATGCTGAAGAGGTTAATGTTAATCCGATTAACAATGACCAGACAGAAGTCAGTACTGAAGCAAATCAAGAAGAGGTTTACTAAGACCTCTTCAGCCTCAGCTCCTTGCGGAGCTGGGGCTTTTTTGTTGTTCATCTGGTGAAGAACAGGAGCACGTTGCTATGCCAACGGCGACCCTCTCCCCTGGGTAAAAGCCAGCTTTTGTAATCACTAGGTGAACAACAGAAAAAAATTATTAAATATTAACAACAGGAGAACACAATGATTGATAGAAAATATCATACATATATAAGCTTTAATATAACAAAACATGATACTTCAACAGTGAGTACATCAACAGCAATAACTAATGGGTTAGACCATTTTAATTGGAAGGTTCAAAATGATATTGTAGATATTCTTGAAACTGTAGGTTACGAAGTAGAAGATATGCATGCTAAAACATTTATAACAGAAGGTAAAAAATATTATGTAAAAGGAGATGACAATGACTAGACAATACCCAATCTGGAATGACGTGACTAACTGTTTGTATCAAAGCAGCAAGTCATACGGTAACAGAGAAGATGGTCGTGTTACTATTAAGGTAGGCACATCATCTTATAACAGTCATACATTATGTGTTCACAGAATTACACATAAAAAAAATGATGACGGAACTCAAACCTTTAGGTTCTCTATTAATAATAAAGTATTAGTAGAGGCCCAACTTAATAAAGGTGAGAACGACCTTGAGTTTACCAAGCAAGTTTAATATAGCAGAGCTTGTGGATTAATGTGAATAGTGCTATAATAATTTTATCATATAGGAGAACACAATGAGTGATAAAAAAATACCAAGTCCAGCTGACGCTTTAGTTACTGGCATGAAGAACAAAGCAATCAAAGATAACGGTGGTTATCTTGATGAGTATAAGACCAAGTATGTCGACCATGTAATGGGTAATGTAATAGATATATTAAATAACCCAGAGCTTAGTGAAGAACACAAAGGTCTAATGATTGGTGGTTTTATTAACGTTATGAATGATGACCTTGCAACAGAAGATAATGGAGAGAAGTAATGATAGTAGATTATGATGACAAAGTAGTTGAACTATATACAGCTACACCTTATCGCAAGACAGATCCAGTAACATCTAAGAATAAAGTTAAGGTTACTCTTGATGATAAAATTTTACATAGTATGTGGCGTGCTGGTCATAGAGGTAGCACCTTTTCACACATAGCTTATGACATATCATCTAAGGAAGTATCTGTATCATCAAGATTAAGTCAGCTTGTTAAAGGTGGATACGCATTTGTATTCCATGATTGGCAAGCTAGCTGGGATGGTAATGTTAAAGCTGCTGGTGATATACCGGTGATGAAACGTAAAGGATTATCTGGATGCGAGCAACGTGTCTTTGGTTTGACTCGTCAAGGTCGCAGAAGAATACTTAATAAAGGAATGATTGATGATGATACCAGAAGATAATCCTGTTAACGACAGTAAGATACGATTGATTGAGCGTATTACAAGAGCAAGAAAGATGCTTCGTAAAGCTATAACTCATGGAGAAAAACAATTCTATAGAGATGAATTAAAAGATTGTATCTGGGTAGCACAACACAAACACAATGATAAGGAGTTATAATGCCAGCAATATATTTAAACGAAGATGACTGTCAAAGTCTAACAAGTATACTTTATTTATCTAGCATGCAAGATGATGAAGTAAAAGATTTTTACTACAAGATTATTAATAAGATAAATAATGCTAGTAGAAAAAATAGCAGATGCGAAATAACTATTGATGCATCTGAAATAGTAGAGGAGTTTTAATGGATAGCGGTGCAAAAGCTTTGATAGTTACAGTACTTATACTTGTATTATTTATTACAGTACAAGTACAATTAACTATAAACTGACACTAAAAAAATCGTAACTGTCAAGCTAGTTATATAGTATTTATTCCCTAGTATTACCTATTACTGTGGGAGGTAAGGGTGAATACTCATTGGAAGAACCTAATAACAAACACGATATTTTTATTTGCGGTACTGTTATGTAATGTAGCAGTAGATAGTAGTATACCTGTGGAATTAGTACACGGTAAGCATAGAAGAAAAAAAATTATTCACACTACTAGTGAATATAAAATCACAATGGAGGATAGCTATGAGTAAAGAAACATTTAATAAATATCTAAAAAAAATATGGGAATCTTCATCAAGTGTTGAAATATTCTTAAACAAAATTGGTGAATCGTCAGACACCATTGTAATTCTTGAAGAAAAAGGAATTATTGATGTCTATAACGACAGCAATGGATATGTTTATATTAATTTAAATGAAGGAGAATAACTATGAGTAAAGAAACATTTAATACATGGGCAGCTGAAGCTCAAGAACATCTGGAACAATTAGAACAAGCAAAGAAAGAAGGCATATGCGTGTACTGTGGTGTTGAAGCAGATGATGGTGAGTGTGGTCAATACAAATGCTGGGTATACGCATGAGTAGTAGAGGTAGAATCAGAGGTAGAACTGGTACACCTAAGAAAGAGTACCACACTAAAAGATTAGAGATGCGATTTGTTGAGGTAGATTATGTAGTACAAGCTAACTCAACAGATGAAGCAGAAAAATATATTAACAATAGTCCAGACCAGTATGTTGTTAATGTATCATTAAAAAAACTGGTCAACATAACTGATGTTATTCAAGACATCAGTGCATTAGTTAACAGGAGAATACAATGAGACTAAGTGCAAAATTAAAAAACGAACTAGAAAGTAAACTAAGAGTAGATGCTGATAAACTTATACCAGCGTTAAACAAAAAACATTCTAAAGAATTAAAACCACTGAAAGAATTGTTTACAAAACTACAGCGTGCAAGAAAAAGTGTTGAGGTAATAGATAAGTTATATAACGAAGCATTAAAAGAACTTAATGAAAGTCATAACTATAACTATCTAAAGATTTCAGATGTAGATCAATACTATTCTATTAAAGATTTACATGAGGATGTAACATTTGTAACTAAACCTATATGGCACTTTGATGGTTTAGAAGAAAAAATTAAAATGGATTGTGATTATCACATGACGTTTTATAAAGCCAAAGAACATGGGCCAGTAAATCTTGATATTGTTTACAACAAGTTAGCAGAAACTTACTTGCCTAAGATCTAAAACAATTCTATGCTTAGCCATGGATCTACAATCATGGATAAGTACAAGGCAGACTAAACAATACAAGCCAGACTGGTATTGGGAATTAGTCTATATGTTTAAGGTCAGACGTGAAGAGCTATGCTTATCACAGTCTGACCTTGACCATGTAATGGGCAATGCCGATGGTCTTGTATCTAAGTGGGAGTGTGGAGATCGTAGTCCAGGTGCATTTAATCTTACATCATGGGCTACTGCTTTGCAGTGTAGAATAAACATAGAGGAACATGATGAAAATATTAAAACCAAAAGACCTAAATAAGGCTAACTTAGAATCAGAGTTTAATTCTTTCTGGGAACAATACCCCCTACATACTAACAAGTGGTCAGCACAATACTACTTTGTATTAGCAATACAAGATGGTGATGCAACATCGGAGGAGATAATAGATGGAGCAAGACGATACAAAAAATTTATTAAAGAATCAAATCAGTACACACAACACGCAAGCAACTGGCTACAGTCAGGAAGATGGACAGATGAATACCCTGTTGCAGAAAGCAAGGATGCCGCTGACAAAATTCGCAACGCAATATCTGGAAGGAGTAAAGTTTCTAGCACAAATAGAGATACCATCATCTCTATCTCAGACAGAACTAAGTAATGCATTAGATGATGTTGAAGCAGATCTATTTAATGTTACTAAGTTATTAGTACCATTAGATGAAGAAGCATTTGTTGAGCTGTTGTCTAAAGTATTTTTACTTTGGCCCAAGATAATACCAGATAACGATGCTGATAATTTTATTAACTTATATTACGAAGCACTAAAAGAATACAGTTTAGTAGCTTTGGAATATGCCTGTACTAAAGTAATAACTACAGGTGACTACCCTACTATTGCTGTATTGATTAAGTACAGTAACGAAGTAGACATACCAAAACGCATACTTAAAAAATACTTAATCACTTTACATAAACAAGTATGCCAACAACTTAAGGAGTAAACAATGAACGATGAATATAAAGAAGGAGAACGACAGCTATATTACAGTACAAGAATAGGTAGCAGTGATGCTATTAGTATAGCCACCGGAAAGATAACCAACATGATGAGAGAAAAATTCTTTCTCAAAGATCCAGATGATTTGTCTGCTGTGCTACCAGTACAGTTAGGTATATTAACTGAGTCATTTCACCTGGAATGGTTACGCAAAAAACTAGCACCAACAGACGAAGTAATGACTGAACAAGTACACTTTAAACGTTCACAAGGTAGATTAGTTAGTACAGTAGACGCTGTTTATAGTGGTCATATTGTAGAAGTTAAACACACTAATGAACGTAATACATTAGATAAAGCAATGGCTTATTATTACCCACAATTACAACATCATATGATGGTATCTGGTAAAGAAGAAATAATATTCTCTTGTATATTTGGTAACTCATCACATGACCATTGTGTTGTGTATAGAGATGAAGCATTTATTATAACTTATCTTGATAGATGCAAAGATATATTAGATCTAATAGAAAATTTTCAGACTGATGATTGGTTTAAACAAGAGATGATGGATGACGAAGAGTTTAGTAGAGCGCTTCCTGTCTGGACAAAAGATAATATAAACAAGAAGTTAAAGATTGCAACAGACAAAGGTGTGATATATAATCTTGATGAGAGGAAAGACGAAGCGTTTGGTAATGAGTTTAACAACTTAAGTTACGATTATAAAGTCGAGCATCAGACTGCCAAAGAGTCTGAGGATAGACGCAAACAAACAGCCGAAGCTCTCAAAGAATTAGTACCAGATGACGCAAAGTCTGTTACTTGCAACGGTGTTGTGGTCAGCCGTAATAAAAGAAATGACCTATCAATAAGACTAAAAGGATAACACAATGGATAAACAACAAGCGTGGGAAAAGATTAAAAGTCTTTGCCCAGACATAGAACCAAACGATAAACTTGCGTGGCAGTTAAAACAAAACAAGCAATGGATATTAAGTAACCAAGCTTGCCAAAGAATTGCTGCTTACAATAAAATTATCGTAACATATAGTGAGCCTAAAGAAATACTAGGCAATATATATCTTAAAGCAACTGCAAAGAATACTGTAACAGGATTACAAATTGAATCCTTTGGTGAGACTAGCAGTAAGAATACACACAACGCATACCCTTTAGCTATGGCAGAGAAAAGAGCGCATGATAGAGTCGTTCTTAAATGTGTTGATGTATACTCTACATTCTATAGTGACGTAGAGTCAGACGATTTTAAAAACAACAATGATAACAGGAGCATAAAATGAGTTACTCAGGTACACTTGCAACAACAGAACTAATAGGAAATCTAGGGAATGATCCAGAGATTAAAGAAACAAACAACGGTAAGAAGTATGCCGTACTTTCTATAGCAACAAAGATTAAGACTGGTGCTAATGATGAAGAAACATTATGGCATAGAGTAGTAGTCTGGAATGAAAGCACAATAGATAAATATATAATTCCATATATAAAGAAAGGTGCTAAGCTATACATTAAAGGAGATCTTAAGTACTATAAGATGGACACAGATGATGGTAAAACAATTAAGATGTATAGTGTTGAGCTGTCATTTGGTGGAGAGATTATGATTCTTGACAAAAAATCTGACGCAAACACAGACACGTCTGCATCAGCACCAGCTATAGAATCAAAGAAACATGATAGTGATATACCGTTCTAAGGACTGATAACACTCCATTAAACTTATAAGGTTATCAGTCTATCATTGTGTCTTAGAAGTTATTAACCAGAGATTTCGTAACGGCGATCTCTGGTTATTTTTTTAGTGCGTACCAAAAAAAAATATAAATGTTATAAAGGAAATCTTATGTTCAAAAACAAATCACTTAACAAAATTATCAATAAAGTATTAGAAGATAACAATACTTCATGGGATGAAATCAAAAGCTCAAGACGTACCGAAGGTATAGTCAACGCTAGATTTATATCCTATTACTTATCAAGAAAATTTACTAACCTATCTTACACACAGATAGGACACAAGTTTAACAAAGATCATTCAACTATAATGCATGGTTGTAAGAAAGCAGAAGCGTTAGATAAAAATATTCTTACTTCTTATGTGGATCTTTACCATACTTATCTTGAAGATATAAAAGAAAGTCGTGACCTTCTTGAGGATTCTCAAAGAAATTCTGTTTTGACTCTGATGAAGAGTATGGATCAATCACTTGCAGTATTGATTGACCATGTTTCTGCTGAGAAAACCCTTTCTCAACAGCATACTGATCGTAATCTTTATATCCTTTTAACCGAACTAACGAAGCAACTTTCCCATTTCGTTGTTCTATTTTCTGGATTGCCCAGTTATGACGATGACCAGCAATATACAGATCAGCATCACTATTCCAAAGAGAAGCTTTCATCTGAGCATGAAGAGGATTATACTGAGAGTGACCTGGAAAATCGTGACGAGAATCTACACTAAGACTATACCCATTAGGAAAATTTAATTTAAACTTTACTTGCCAATCATTAGTAATGCTTTTTGGTTGTGACATCCATGTCATTGCATCTTTATGAAACGGTGTCCAACAGTCATGATTACCTCTGATTAGTATAAGAGGATCCATATTGTTTATAAGCCAATGTATAAGAGCGTAGGTCTGTGCCGTTGTAGTCTCTTGCTCAGGGCTACATTTCAAACTGAGACGCCCTATCCAATTATTATGAACGTCACCTATAGACGCACCTTTAATAGCTGAGTTAGATTGTATAAGTTTTATATCTTCTCTTAGTCTAGTCCAGTTACAATAGTTATCATCTATGTGTGGATCTCCCATCCATAGTATACCTATAGGCCCATCAATATTTACTTTA